CGTTTTTACTTTGATAAGAGGAGGGTTCGTTAATTTGATTAGGTGTATTAATATAAAAGGTAGATGTATCATCTGCTTGAACACAAACGTGTCCTCCTAAATATATGTTTGGATGTACACCGTGTAAGTGCAATTTTATTTCTTGTCCTTTTCTTAAAACATTATACCAGCATTGTATATATAAATGATTTGGTGAAGGTGCTCCTACAGCTTTTAAAAATAAATTATGTGCATCAATAATATTTTGTTTTAGTTTAATTATCTCTGTGTTTTTAAAGTTCATAACATTAAAGTTTTGAAATCTAGATGTTGTGCTATTGAAGCCCACTTTAGTATACCCATCTGTGTGTTTATTATTTATGTCTTTTGATATGGGTAGTTTCAATATTTTCTTTTCTTTATCTAAAAGATACTTTGCTAATTTTTTAAAATTTATATCTTTAGTTTGTGTCTCACACATAAAATAATTCCATTCAGGTGAAAACGGATTATTTTTAGGTTCATTTTTAAAATTAATTACTTTCATAAGAAAAATTAAAAATCATAACATCTCTTTGTTTAAACGTATCATCGTGATGAGCAGCGTGAGGAATATTAGGATTGTATAAAATTAGTCTATTGGGTCTTGAGGATACTTTTATGTCAGGCATTTTACAAGTATCTGTTATGTATAACGCAGTCCCTGAAAAATAACTTTGATCAAAATAAAATACACCAGATATCTGATCGTGATTTTCATCAATAACATCTCTGTGTATTTGATTAACACCATTTAAAACACCAGCAGCTTTTTTAATTTCATCTGTTTTAATAAAACGAAACGTAACCCAAAATCTTTTTATCTTTATATTAAAATCTTTTTCTAATCTTTTCTGTAGGTACTTTCGTAGACGTTGACCTCTTTTAGTGCCGACTTGATCTCTACTTAAATCAATACAATCATAACAAGGATATCCCTGAAAACGATTACCTAACCATTTCCAATTTTCTGGTTGACAAGTTGCATAGTAAGAAAACTTTTTAAGTTTTCTTTTTAACACCTCAAACATTATAGGTTTGAAATAATTATTACGTATATATATTGAATGATTTTTAATTATCGATTCTAGGTTCATTTATAATGTTTTGAAAATTCAGGTAGTCCTATCGCTGGTCTGCCGTCGTAAGGAATCTTATTTGGATCATTCTTACTATTATAGTGTAAGAAAACTTGACCACAATCTTTTCCTTCATAAGGCTCTCTCCAGTGCTCTACATCACATCCTGAATATAACATCATATCACCCGGATTAAGTTTTACAGCAATACCTTTCTGATTTGTCTTTCCTGATGGCTCTAAATAAATAGGCCACACTCTATCTCCACCTAGAGATAGTGTAGCAGAGACAGCGCAAGATTGTCTGTCTTTGTGTCTTTTTAATATATCTCCATTTTTATAAATACGTGCATAACTATATGTTTCTATCAATTTAAATTTAGTTGCTTTTTCTATTTTTAATTTTAATCCTGCTAATAAAGTTTCCATAACTAAATCAGAAAAACAACTAAATGTTCCAGGAACTTGAGTATCTTTAAATGTTCCCCAAGATTCTTCGAACGG